GCGCGGATCGAGTTGTTGGACAGCGCTGATCGCGGCCAGCGCTGGGCACGGACAGGCAGGCGATGATGGAGTTCGCGCGAGGCGGTCCGATTGCTGGGCCTGATCCGACACCGATCTACACCGAGACTATGCGGTGCTCCGCGAACTGGGGAGGGTATGTGATTCCAGCCGGTGCGGTTTCAGAGGCGGCGGTGCGGCTGATGGCCCGTCTCGATGAAACGGTGACTCAGATCACCGGCAACGTAACGGTTTAGGGTTTCGGCGCGTTCTGAATCGTGTGCCACCGGTCTGCCGGTTTACCGTGGCGTTTGTGTGGTCGATGAACTCGATTCCGGTGGGCGCGGTTTGACGACGCCGGAGCGGTGGGAACCCGATACACAGATGGTTGCGGCGGTGCTTTCGTCCCCGAAATCGTTCCGCAAGATGACCGAAATGTGCGATCAGGACCGAGCCTGGCTCGTCGCTGGACTCACAGCCGCGGGTATGACGGCCCAAGACATCGCTGCTCGAACCGGCTGCAGCTTGCGCCTCATCCGCGCGATCCGCGCCGAGGACATGACGCAGGCGTTCGTGGTCGCGCAGCGGGAGGCACGCGAGGTCAGCGACGAACTGCGTTTGGAGCGTATAGAACTCACGGCCACCCGACACGAGGCGGATCAGTCCAGGGCCGAAGCAGCGCGTCTGCGCACGCAGATAGATCAGCTTATCGATGCCCACCTGGCTGGGACTCTCTCGTTGTTCCGTTGCGGGCACGCGCAAGTCAAGTACAACGTGTACGAGCATGGCGGCCGCAAGTTCTGCCGCGAATGCGCGCGACTACGCAAGCAGGAGCGGCGTAAATCTAAGCGTCTAGCTGCGGTGTCCTAATTCTGTAGGACAGTTTCAGCGGGATAGGTTTCACCCCTTGGTNTTAGCGTCGGCGACCATGAACCTTGGTCTCGGACCCATCGTGCTGATCCTGATCATTTATGTGCTCGCTGTGATGCGGCTCGTGCGGTTGATCAACTATGACACCATTCTGGATCCTGTGCGGCTGTGGATCGCTCACCGCGCGAATCTGGCGATGATCGCTGCCGATGAGGCGCGAACGGCCGGCCATCCGGTCACCGCGCAATCGCACACCCGCCGGATGGCGCGCTGGAACCTGCTGGCCGAATTCCTCGGATGCCCCTGGTGCGTGGGTTTTTGGCTGTCGCTGGCCGCCGCGGTGGTGCCAGTGCATATCATCGGCTGGCCGTGGTGGGCTGTGTTCGGTGTGGCGCTGGCTTGTTCGTATGTCGTCGGGCTGGCCGCGCCGCTGACGGCCGACGAAATGGAGATCGTCAGCCGCGACGCCGAGGCCGGCCAGTAAACACCCTGCACAGTTACCGTCTGCGACGTGGCCGCCCCAGACTTGCGTGTTGTTCGACGCCGTAGAGGCGACGCGTTGACGGCCTCTGCGCCGCGCGCCCTGACCGCAGCGAGCACCCCTGTAACCAATTCGGCCCAGATCTTCCAGGCTGGATCGGTCGGCCGCCGGAACAACTGGCAGGCCGAAGCCTGGGAGATGTACCGGGCAGTCGGCGAGCTGCGCTACTACGTTGGATGGCGCGCTAACTCATGCTCACGAGTCCGATTCGTGGCCTCCGAAATTGACGCCGACACCGGTGAGCCAACCGGAAGTATCGCCGAGGACAACCGTGAGGGACAACGGGTCACCGAGATCGTCCGCAAGATCGCCGGCGGCAGGCTAGGGCAGTCGCAGCTGACTCGACGGGCCGCCGAATCGTTGACGGTCCCGGGTGAGCTGTGGATCGCGATCCTGATGCGGGCCGAGGGCACCGACCAAAACCAGAGGCAGGTGGCCAAGTGGTACGCGGTCACGCGCAGAGAGATTGAACAAGGCCCACGAAGCAACACCGTGACGATCAAGCTGCCTGACGGCACAAAGCACGTGTTCGATCAGAGCAAGGGCGACGGCATGTTCCGGGTGTGGAACCCCGACGCCGAAGACGCTTCACTGCCTGACTCGCCTGTGCAGGCGTGCTTGGACTCTCTGCGCGAGATCGTGCGCACCACGAAAAAGATCAAGAACGCGGACAACTCGCGCCTGCTGAACAACGGACTGCTGTTCGTGCCGTCGGAAGCAACATTGCCCGATCAGCAGTCGCCGGTGGCGGCCGATAAACCCGGCCACTCGGCTCCGCAGCTGCAACCAGGCCGACGAGTCGCAGCCTCGCTGCAGCAGATGATCGTTCAGGTCGCCGAGACCGCGTCCAAGGACGAGAACAGCATGGCCGCCCTGGTCCCGATTGTGGCGGCTGCGCCTGGCGATCACCTGGCGAAGATCAATCACCTTGAGTTCGGCAAGGACGTTACCGACACGGCGCTGAACACTCGGGAGAAGGCGATCGCCCGGCTAGCGACAGGGTTGGACATGTCCCGGGAGCGGCTGCTTGGTCTGAGTACTGGAAACCATTGGTCCGCATGGGCTATCGATGATCAGGACGTGCAAGTGCACGTCAAGCCCGTCATGGAAATCATCTGTCACGCGATCTACGAGTCGGTTCTTCGCGGGATGTTGATTGATGAGGGAATCGACCCTGACAAATACATTCTCTGGTATGACGCATCGGCCCTGACGTCCGATCCGGATCTGACTGACGAGACGAAGGATGCGTTCGAGAAGGGCGCGGTTACAAGCGAATACCTGGTACGGACCTATGGGATTCCTGATGACGCAATGTATGACTTCACCAGTTTGGAGGGCTGGCAGCAGTGGGCGCAGGACAGGGTGAGTCAAGATCCCACGCTGCTGCGTGAACTGCTGCCCCTACTCGATAGTTCGGTGCAGGGCATCGAGTTCCCTGAGCCCGTCGCAGCGCTGCCGCCCGGCCAAGGCGACGGGGAAGATGACGCGTCGGGTGCTGAGCAGCAGCAGGAACCGGACACCGAGGACGACGGCGGCGGTGTGCAGGCCAGCGCACGGGCCAACGTGGAACTTGCGGTGGTGGATCTGATGGTGGGCCGCGCTCTCGAGTTGGCCGGCAAGCGACGCGTCCGCACGAACGATCGGGAGCAGCACGCGCGGCTCAAGGGAATCCCGACGCACGAGTACCACCGCTTCATGGGCCCGGTCGACGAGCCAGAGGTACAGCGGTTGATCAAAGGGTGGGACAGCATCATGAGCGAGTCAGCGTTGTCGCGTTTGGGTATTGACCCCGATTGGGTGCGGGCCGCAGTAGCGCGGGCTGCACGTAAAGAACTGACATCGCAGGTCATCGACGGACAGGTCGGCTGATGGCTCACATCGACACGACGCACCCCGGCAAGGTCGTTGCCTACGAAGGCGAGGCGAACGCGAGCTACTACATCGAGAGCCGTCGGGTAATTGTCGTGGCCGATTCTGGCAGCTTCGCCGACGTATTGGCCGCAGTGGCGGCTCTCAGGGACGAGGTGTGCTGATGGACATCGCATCCGCGATTGCGCTGGCAGGGCTGGCGCACATGGTGGGGGATTACGTCATTCAGTCGGACTGGATGGCCCAGGAGAAGACAAAACGCTGGTGGCCCGCTATTGCGCACGCAGTGACCTATGGGTTGCCGTTCGTGTTCATCACCCAGTCGGTGCTCGCGCTGGTGGTGATCGTCGGTACGCACGCGGTGATCGACCGTTATCGGCTGGCCCGCCACGTGGTGTGGTTCAAAAATCAGCTGGCGCCGCGGGCGTTCCGGCCGACCCGCACCGCGACGGGGCACGGCGCCGATCGCCCCGACTGGCTCGCGGTGTGGCTGCTCATTATCGCCGACAACGTGATTCACATGCTGATCAACGTCGCGTCGGTGGTGTGGCTCTGATGTGGCCTGAGCGTGGGGAGGCGCTGTCTCGGACGATCGAGGCCGAAGCGGCGATCAGCGACCTGTACGCGGAGACGTTGCGGCGCTGGGCACCGGAGGCGCGCGCCGCTGTGCTGCCCGCACTGACTGCGGCAGCGGCGTTACCCCCGGACCCTGACGCCGTCGCGCAGACCCAAAGCATGTGGGACCAGCACTCCGAAGCCATCATCATGACTGGCCTCGGCATCTTGTGGGCAGCATCGGTGTACGAAGCCACGATCGGCCTGGGCGGCGCAGTCGCCGACGTAGTTGTGCCCGACCTCGACACCGTGGTGCTAGCCATCGTGCTCGGCTCGCTGCTCATGTCCGGCAAGGAAATCGCTGCCGCCGTCGCCCAGGTCGAAGCTAACCCGGCGCTCGCCGCGGCGCGCGATGACTTCCTGGCCAGCCGCCGCGACAATATCGCGGCTACACCGGCGATGGTGCGCGCCAAGATGGAAGCCGCGCTCGCCGAGCCGACGCTGACCTTGTCAGTGACCCCCGAGGACCGACCGGAGGTGTTGCGCGCCAGGGCTGCCGAAGTCCTGGAGCCATCGTCAAACGAAATGCGCGACCTGGCCCGCCAGCGCGGGTACCAGGCCGCCGATGTGCTCAACAACGCGGTTGTCGCCGCTGCGGCGCAGTCGGAAGAGTCCGCAGGGCTGGAGAAGACCTGGATCTGCACCCTGGATGGCAAGACCCGGCCGACGCACTGGGCCGCTGACGGGCAGCGAGTGCCGCTCAAGGGTCACTTCACCGTTGGCGGTGAGCAGCTGTTTGTCCCCGGGGATATGTCGGCGTCGCCCGCGGAGTGGAAGAACTGCCGGTGCCGCGTCGGCATTCTCGCGGCCGGCGAGGATCTGCCGGACGAGGTTGATCGGCACACTGAGCGCCTCGACGGTCGGGATTCGGTGGCAGTCAACCGTGATGGGCGCACCCAGGCAGAGGAAATTGAGCGCCGAGACAAGGCGGGCAATGTGCGTGCCCGTGACACCGAGGACGGTATCGGGCGCGTGGCGTCCGGCGGCTGGGCCGCATCGAGTGAACAGGAGTACGAAATGGCTGAAGACACAGAGACCTATTTGACGTTCACCGACGCGCTATTCGCGGTGACCGGTACTCCGACGTCCGATGGTCGGATGCTTGCAGCCGACATCGAGCTTGCCTTCCGCGACACCCCGATGCCGTTGCAGTGGTGCGAGAAAATGGAAGGCGGCCACTACGGGTCCGTCACCGTGGGAGTCATTGAGGCGATTCGGTTCAAAGACGGCGAGGTTCGTGCGGATGGCTACATGCTCAACAACGACAACGCCATCAAAGCGATCGACCTAGTGAGTCATGGTGTGTGCAATCCGTCCGTGGATCTGGGTGATGTCACGATGGTCGCCACCTACGAAGACGGCACAGTAGTGACAGAGGAAAACTACGACCCTGACCGCGAGATATTCGCCACTACAACGGCTGCCGAAGTACTGGCCACCACCATCGTGGCCATCCCTGCATTCGGGCAGACAAGGTTTGCCCTGAACGCCGAACGCGAGGCGCGCGACAAGGCACTGGTTGCGTCGATGGCCGCGAAATTCCAACCACGCGTGTACGCCCCGGTCTTGTTC